TGCAAAGAAAATATTCTTTTCTATCTGAGTTGGACCTGGATGATAGTGTAGTTTATAAAATTTCCCTAGAACTGGATCGTATTGTTGCTGGAAGTTCGGTCACCTTTCTTTCTGCCATAGGATCGAATAATGATGTTGACCAAATTTTGTCTGATTGGGATAACATCTTTAATTCAAAAGCACATACACTTAGTGATGAATTAATCAATTTAGAAAGCTCCAATCGCCGTAAATATGGCCCAAGAAGTATAGCTGCTCCTTGGTGCGAGCGTAAGAGTATGGTCGATGATTATTTTACATCAGATATATCTAAAGAATTTCATAGCGATCACCTAAGTAGTTTACGACCACGCTTAAGGCCGCTTAACCTTCAGAAAGCTGTGACTTACACTAAAAATAACACTTCATCGGGGTTGCCTTTTCTTCAAAGAAAAGGGATGTTAAGAGATATTTGTCTAGAGGACTTTGACATTCTAATGCAACGTGAGGACCCATGTATGTTATACACTAGAACACAAGAAGGCGGTAAAACTAGGACAGTCTTTGGTTATCCAATGATTAATGGTCTCAATGAGTCAAGGTTTTATCGTCCACTTTTGGAATATCAACGTAAGTTACCCTGGAGATCCAGTTTGTCCGGCCCGGACAAAGTTAATGCTCGAATGACTAAGCTTATTGAAAATGCGAGAGCTAATAAAACGCTTTTAGCATCATTAGATTTCGCTGCTTATGATGCTAGTCTAAAATATAACCTTCAGAAGGAAGCATTTAATTATGTTAAATGTCTATTTCAGGATAAGTATTCTTCTGAGATAGATAATATATTTCGTATTTTTAATACGATTGGATTAATTACACCAGATGGGGTTTTGAAAGGTCCTCATGGCGTACCTTCTGGCAGTACTTTCACTAATGAGATCGACTCAATCGTACAATTTCTAGTTGCTAACGAATACACTGGTAACGATCTGTGCGACATACAGGGCGATGATGGTGTTTATGTAACGCACGATCCCGGTAAATTAATTAATGCTTTTGATTTACGTGGTCTGAAAATAAACGAAGAGAAAGTAAACCTATCTCAGCGGAGTGTAGTGTATCTTCAGAATTTACACTCAGTTGATTATATGGTTAATGGAAAGCACATTGGAATATATCCAACATACCGAGCCTTATGTAGGATTGTTTTCACAGAGCGATATAACAAGTACAGTGACTTAGGAATAGATGGTAGCGACTACAATTCACTAAGAACAATTTCAATTCTTGAAAATTGTAAGTATCACCCACTGTTTGATGAACTTGTTAAGTTTGTTTGCGAGTTAGACAAATATAATTTGCGTTATTCTAAGAATGGGCTCTCTAAATATATCCAACATATTCAGGGGTCAAGTGGTATAGAAGGGATATTTGATTACAGACACGGAGACAATTTAAGCGGATTAAATAACTTCGCAACTGTAAGAAAATTACAGGCTATTTACGACGCG